AAACAAATCAGTGTCCCCAGTAATACCCAAAACGCCTGTAACAGCGTTAGCCATAGCGTCAGGTGCGCCAAAAGTAGCTGCTGCTATTGCCCATACAACAGTTTTAAGGACAACAGCGCCCTTGGGGAGCTTGCCGACCTTCATTGTGCTTCCAGTACCCAAGTCGGTACTAGCCGCAAAACAGTCATCACTTGAACAATAAACAATTCCACCGCCATAAGCGGCCCGTACTAAAGTCCCTACAACTGGTGTATCTTGTAGGGCAAAATTAGTGCCTTCAAATGCTGCGGCATCAGTCATAATAAATCTCCCTTAAATACATTCGATTTTCAGAACTTTATCTTCATCCATACGGATGGAGTTCATCCCGACACGGGCGCTAATTTGCCATACCTGCTTACGCGGCAGCCAGTCGGTGTTGAAGATTGGGGATTCGTGCTTTGCGAAAAGCATTCCCTCTTTTGTCCAAACGGGAACTTCAAATACCTCAGTGGTTCCATCAACTGCGTTATTGGTCCCAACGGTAATGTTGTTCGTGATTACAAACCTAAAGCCCATATACTCATTGACAACGCCAGCATACAACGAACGTATGATATTAGTGTCAATGCTCTGGGTTTCAGCCTGCAAGAGCAGGTCGGACATCTGCTTTGGAGCGACAGCGATGTAGAACAAGTCATCGGGGTCATTCTCAAGTTCCTGCAATGCTCTCTTTGCGAGGACTAACTTTTCGATGGTGAGACCCGAAGATACTCCGCCAGCCGTAAAGTTGTTCTGTGCGTCATGTACGATAGTTCTACCGATGCCACTGGTAGCATACGCCGTATTGGACAGAACATAAGTATCTGTGCCAGGAGTTTTGCCACCACTAACATTAGCGAAGAACGCTGTGGTAATGACGCTATTTTCTTTTCTGATCTCACCTTTGGCAAGAGCCTGGATGTAATCAGAGGTTGGGTCGGTATGCAGAGGAATGTCGTCTTCTTTATCGACAAATATACCCTTGCGATACCATTTAGGTGTTATCCACCTACGGTTGTGAGTCATATCCTCAATGGGAATGTCCTCAAATCGGGTCGTCTTCTCGTCAAGCTCGATAGTGCCGAGGAAGTCATAAGACTCGTTCTCGCCTTCTATCCGCTCTTCTCGAAGCAAGCCCTGATACATAGGTCTCCGCTGCTGAAGAACAGCCTCGTACCCCGTGGTATAAGAGTTGTAAAACGCCTCTGTGTACCCCGTGATAGAGTTTGTGTTTTGATTTCTTGTAGCCATTATTGGCCTTTCATAAGAAACACATTCTAGTTAATCGCGTAGGTTGTCTCGTGAAAGGCCATCGCTACCGGTCTACGGTATCGGGTGGATTACCACCATCTTTGCCGGGCTACTATGCTTATCGGCTTAAAGCAATCTTTTTACACAGTTCGTTATACTCAACCATAACTGCTTTATGGTCTTTGTTAAACTTCTCTATAAAAGCCGGATTACCTTTTATATCTTCCATCTGCTGGTCAAGAGTCTTAGGAGGCTCAGGAGGTGCACCCGTCCCAATACTGTCCTCGGCCTCTAGGTTAGCAATATGGTTTAACATCTGTGTTACGATAGGGATATTCTCAATCCCTCTCTCTTGAAGAGCCGTAGAGAATCCATGCTTATCTGATGTCAATTTGGCGTCGTTCATAGCATTTTCATAGTTGATACCATACTGAATCTTAGTCGCCTCAACATCGGCTTTCTCTATGTCTTCTGTCTGTTGGTCGAACACGCCCTGCTGAGCCACTACAGCGTCAAGTTGGAAGTCTACTACGCCTTTTAGTTGCTCTTGTGACATGCCAAGTTTATGAGCAAACTCTTTAAACCCACCCATCAACTCATCACTAAGTTCAGGTGAACCCTCTGCTGCGGTGTACTCATACTTATCAAAAGTTTCAGGCACACCACGAGCAAGATTAATCTTTGCCCAACCCTCGGCATCGTCTGCTTCTGGAACATGAAGGCCACCCTTAAAACTTTCAAGCTCACCATAACCTGTAGCCATCTGTTCTACGTTCGTCCACTGTTTCTTCTCCATGAGACTCTTGATAACGTCAGGTGCGTTCTCGCCAAAGTCTCCATTGCTCTGCATCCAGCCCGTAGGCTCTGTTACAGGTGATTCACTCGCCGCGGGTTTTACCGGTGCTTCCGGTGCTTCTACTGCTACTTGTTCAGCCATTATTTCTTCTCCTTTGAATCTTTCCTGTTTATCTTCTGGTTAATATATAAAAACACATTGTTCATTCCATCGTGAAAGAAGGTTCGGTTAGTATCGAAATTCGGCAATGAACTTGCAACCTTATTCCCACAAATCATGGCAAGGTCTTTTAAGACTGTTTTGCCGTCTTTACTGTTAAACAATCTTTTGTAGACACTTGCCATTTCGGCCATTATCTTTTCGTTGGCCTCGTTTTCTTCTTTAATTCTTATTTCGTCTTCAGTCATTTCTTTCTCCTTATAAAACACTCGCAGCCGGTGAACCGTCATCGGCCACCTGACTTGTATTCCTGTATGCTTTTGATGCTGTATCGGCTATATCAGCCTGAGCAGCAGCTTTTTGTATGTCTTCGATTTCCTTGCGTTGTTTTATCATCTCATCAAAGTCGTTAAGGTTAGCAGCAGGAGCACCAGACGCAAGCCATGATTCCCTGAACGACTTGTCGAAGTTTACATTTTCCATTATTTCAGGCTTAATTGGGATGTATGGCGACCATAACGCAAGCGTAGCAACCATAGCATTGGCCTGAACAGAAGCCATCGCAAGCGACAATCTACCTTCATACGCAATATCAAAGTCAAATGATTGTGGTGGTCTTGGCACTTTGCCCATACTTATTAGAAGGTTTAAAACCCTACCAAGTATCGGATCAAGAGTTTCTTTTTCTAAAGAAGTAACCGCAGGTGCAACAACACTTAGGTCGTCTTCCTTGCGGATGCCAGCCTCAAATGCTGTCATGTTCTGATGGTCATCTAAGGATTGGAATCGGTTGTTAAAGAAACCCTCCTTGACAACCCTTTGCTGTGCGGCGATTATCTCGGCATTTAAAGCGACATTGGTTCCGGTCTGCCACGGAGTAGGCATCTGTGCACCACTGCGGATATAAACCATCCCGCCGGGGTCTGTCACTGGCTGACCTATAACTCCGTCATCTTCAACAATCATGGCTGGGTTAACAGCCTTCTCTGACTGTTCGATGAATGTCCGCTTCATCCGGTTTAACATTTTGATCTCAGGAAGAAGTTCTATCGCTGGGCATCTGCCCATAATCTCACCGGGAACCATAGAGAACCGTGCTACTAAATATGGAAGGTCATCAAACCCGCCCTTTTTAACAACCTGTTTATCTTCGACTGCGATATATAAAGACTTGAACTTCTTAGAACCAGAACCGGTTTTGTCTCTGTCGAAATCTTCATTCGGTGCAACAACATGGACATACTCAAACTTTTCGTCCATCTTGTTTTTATCAAAAGCTTTCTTTGCAGATGTATTAAGACGGTCTTCGCCAAACTCTTGAACTGCCTGTCTGACTGTGTAGAATATCTTCCGGTAAACAGTATCAATCTCGCCATCATTATTATCGTCAAACGCCATAAACCCAATGTGATGTGACTGGAAGACAATATTCTTACCAGACTTTTTAACGGAAATCACACCAGTGCCAAACACTACCATCGAGCGGATTGTTAAAAACATCTCTCGCTGGAAGTTTGACCTCCATATTTCTTTATGCGTCAGAGACGAAGCCGTTGACATCCACTCAAGAGTGCCTGGGTTTTTATTGAGTTTCGGGTCTTGGGCAGTAAACCCAAACCAAAAACTACGCACTGGCATTAAGTACGAAAACAAGTTAGAGGTTAGAGTGTACGCAGCCATCAGTGAAGTAGAATCGTACAGATGAATCGTTCTAAGTTGTCCCTCTGAAGTATGGATGTTTCTTTCTTGGTCTTGCGCACTTGGCCATGAATACTGACCAGCCTCTTGACGTAATCCGTCAGACTGGTTCTTGCGAGCCACTGCCTGACCATACCTTGTAAGTATTGCGTTCACGCCGCCTTTTACTCTAATGCCTGCCATTGTATATCCCTATTCGCCTAATCTCTTTTTGAGAGATGCCGTTATCCCAGACAAGATTGTTCCTTGCCTGCCGCCCTGTCGGATGCCTTTTTTCTTCCTGCGTTTTGCGGAGGTCGCATCTTCTTCTACTGTTTCAATCGCCTCTACTTCTTCTGGAGGCGGTGGAAGCTTAGGCCCTTTAGGGCTTCTGAATATATCTTTCACTGCTGTCATGATTGTCTCCGTTTCAATAACTCGGATATTATATCTAACGTCTGGTCGGAACCGGGGGACTGCCCGGTGACTACTGAGTCTGTAATCGCTGGGTCTGCGGCGTTAGCCACCAGAGCAGTGTCCCTCTTTGAGTTCCGCATAATATGTGCAAACATTTCTGCGCTCATGGTTTATCCTTACGATATAGCTGCAAACGGATGTGTTTGAGTAGAGCTAGAGCCGGTAACGATATTTCCTACCATTAAAGCATCGTCGCCATCTATGATGTTGCCAATAGTATCATTATCTGCGGCACTTATAATCATATTATTAACGAGATACCCAATATCAGCATTATCGTCAAACGCAAGCGTAGCGACAACG